CGTTTATTGTGTTTTGTTGTAAGTGAGAAGTACAAAACTCGAGTTTCACTTAATTCTCGAGCCAGTTTGGATTTTGGCTGATCAGGCCTGCCTTTCGGCTACGATCTCATCTCACAAGCCTACACAACTTAGATTATCCATATCAAAATTGTGTGGTATCCATTGCGAGATGCACATTTTGATTCGCTCCGCAAGTAGATTGTAAACTACTCGTGCCGTTTTATAGGGGTCGGCACAGGCCCCGGGCGTCCACAATTAAGTGGACAATGATGGAGCAAGGCATGGAATCTTAGTATACTTAGATATCCATCCCTCAGCTCGATCAGAGTATGAAGCAGATAGACCCGTACATAAATGGGTCAAATGGGCGCGTTCCGCAACCTCTCGCATCATTTCTCTGCGCTCCTCATAAACCTCAGGCCCATGATTAAACCACTCACGCAAAGCGGTGTCTATGTTCAGTGCACAGGCATGTTCTTCGGTCAACGGATGATTCCGCTCACGTATATAACAGTGCAACATCTTGAAACAAGATTTATCACACAGTGCACCAACTCTGCATCCAAGGTCTTCATGAAACACACTTTTACGCTTCAAAAATTCAAAATCCTCGGGACTTAAAAAGTCAACCAATTCACTGTTCTTGTCAGGCATGGTGTAGATCTGTCCATACCTTGCAAGGAACTGTGAAAATTTTCGAATCGTAAAACCATCAATACCCTGTTTAACAGAGCCAGCATTATCATCACCATAAGTGATGAATTTCACGCAATCCTGAAATTTCAAACGAGTATCGAAAGTGGTTGGTGGATATGCTTCATAGAAGCAACACCGTGCACTCAAACTGCCAGCAATACCATTCAAAATGACAGTTAAGGAATTGCCACTGATGTGAGTACCCTCAGTCAGACCAATTAAATCGCCATTAAAAGCAATGAGAGCAAATACAATGTCTCCAGCCATCGCTCCCATAACATTAAGATCATCGCGAGAATAATCGCACTCGCGCGCAGCATCGATCAATATGCGGATTGCAGCCAACAACAATTGGCTGGGTAATTTCTGGTCATACTTGCCGTAGTCTCCACCTATCAACCGATCTTCACCAAAAGTGAAGATGTGGTTATGCAAATCGTACCACTCTGGTCCATGGCAATTGATCCCGACTGCACACTCAGATGCAAGTGGATTCATTTGCAGAATGCGCACAATTGGAAGAAAGTACTTGCGTACCAAGAAGGTCAAAGCAATTGGATTGCTAAAGAAAATGCGACATTTGGGCTTGCTCAAAACTTCATCTTTCTTGCACGCTTTTGCCACAGTGTAAGCTCGCTCACCTTTCATGTAGCATTCCTCACAACGAGCGATCTCGTTCATAATCTCTTCATCGAAAACACGCGTGATCGAGTTATCCTCGTGCAAGGTCACAGTTACAAAGTTACGCTTCTTGCCATTGAGTGGAAAACCAATAGCTGTATCCAACTTAATCGGATCGATGAATTTGCAACCGTCTACACCATTGATGTTTTCTGCATAAGTCAAAGGGCGCGCAGAATTCCACAAAGGCGAAGCTGCAATGGGAATAAATGTCGATTTATAGTCACGAATGGCGACCATCAACAAGTTAGGCTCATATGGTAGAGCAGGAACTGACATTCCTTCTAACTGCGATTGCCAACCGACATATTGGGGTCTTTCAATGGGTGGTCCATATATATTTGGATCACCTGTCACATCAGTGACAATGTCACTAATCTTGGTGACAACAACGTTAGACACAAATGTAGACATTCCAATACAAGATCCATAGTATTCAATCTGCGAATCCTGCGGCATGTAATTGATTGGACTCTTGGGATGCAAGTTCGCTCCCGTGATAATATCTACACCCAATATCTGAGACTCAAACTTTTCAGCTGATCCTGTTGCAATAACACCGTCAATCTTTTTCAAATCTTCAATAGCATCAAGAAGTACAGTTCTAGAGAAGAAGGAACTACAGCCGTTAGTCGTTCCGGAATTTCCTCCAAGGTGAATTCCAGTGATTATTGCTCTACGACTTGAAACTAGCGTAGCACCACATAAACCCTTGAATGTGTGCATGCTTAGTGATTGGTATTTGTAACCAGCAAAGGAACATTCTCCGTTTCCAGTGATAGTGGGGTACTGCATACCTTGCGCTTCAGTCATAGATCCATCTTTCGAACGCCACAACATGTGAAATTCATGCAAAGGTAAACGCTCATTTGTGAAAAACTTGGTCAGATTGCGAAATGAACCACCAGTCGAACTGTAGCACACGCATATATCCGTGTTAGGCAAATGAATGCTTTGAGAGAGAGACACCCTGCAAACAAACTTCCCACCATTCTGGTCAGGTTTCTCCTTTCTAAATGTAATATCTAGAGTTTCCTCAACAAAATAGTGCTTAGGAATCAAGAAAACGTTAGATGTGACAAACAATCCATTCACCATATATTTCTTATCGCCAGCAACAACTGTTCCATAAACCAAATTCTTAGCAACTAATCCTCTCAATTGAAGACTAGAAGTGGTAGCAGTTGCATGCTCAACAGGTAATTCACGAATTACAGTTTCGGTCCACACATTAGCTTCTGCGTCACGCTCCTGAACTTCACGTAATGTCTTCGGCTCCAATGATCCCTGATTCTGTAGTTGAATCCATCCTTTATAGAATTTGGACATCGCGTACAAAACAGATATAAGAGAAGAAGCGAGACAAATGTTACGCGCGTGCGTATCACGAAACTGCGCTAAAGCGGGCCGGATAGAATTCCTAGAACGAAGTCTACTCATGAAAAATGCTTGTACACCACGTGCCAAACTTTTCTGAACGATCAACGCCAATAGCACCACTACTGGTACACCAAAAATGAAATTACTATATAAAATAAAACATGCATACAAAACTGAGAACCAAATACAACCAGTTATAAAAATGTATGTGCGTTTGACATTATTAGCGTTCAAAAATAAACAAGCGTTCATGACATATGGTACATCCAACCAGGGAGCTGGGATGAACTTCATCCAATCCCAATGCGAGTAAAAATACCTTGCAGTAAGCATCAACATGGTCGAGCAAACTTTGTCAGTTGATGTCAAATCAGACTTGACCTTATTCATGGCCATGTCTCTAACTTTATCGAGGGAGTTGAATAGCTCTTCCCCCAATTGTTGCTCGTTTTCGTGCAAATCGCAATAGCCAGCTATTTGTTTACATCCTTCATGAGGACACAAATGAACGGCACCAATACGATCTTGCATTCGCTGCAAAATATTCTCTTGAGAAATTCTGTGTAAAGCATAATCTTCAATCAAATACTGTAGTACAATGCGAAAAGGCACATTCTTCAATGGCTTGCCACGGAAAACAACAGGCTTATAACCTGCGGAAATGTGGAGCTCACTTGGCTGAACAGCTTTTTCTACTGTAAGTACCCAAATATCATCAAAGGTGGGATTCTCACCCGTTTTTGCATAATGCTGTGCAACTTTACTAGAATCAATTCCTTGAGACTTGCCGTCAACAATATATTGAAATTTC